ATACCCTCGACCCCCTCGTTTTTGCAGAGGGGTTCCCTAGGAAAATCGGTCGTGTTCGAGCAGGTGACAGACCTCACAAATTATTAAAATATTTGAGCGTACGAACGTTAGTTCGGGGTTGGTTGCCTTGTCCTTTATATGATGACAATGGATCTCTCGCGTGCCATCGGCAACGAACCCGCACTCTTCACACACCAACCGCTCCAACACCTGACGAAATCGGTAGCCCTCTCCACTAGACCACCGGCGGCGCGCTTCTGCGGCTGTTTTGGGCGGCCCTTTCATGATGAATAAACCTTCACGATGGCCCGGCCCCCCGGAAAAACCGGCCCCTTGTAGAGCGTCAACCAATGGATGAGGTGATCGTCCTCCAGTATGCCCCACTCTTGAAGGCAGTCCCCGATAATTTTAGCCCGATTATCTAGGTCATATTTGCGGCGTGTCGGTGGCTCCAGCCGGTATACCACCCGGCAAGGTGTCGTGATCGTTTCGCCGGCAACCCCAAGAACAGCCCCGGCCCCTTCGCTATAGGTCTTCCAATGCTTGGATTTGTACGCCCTAGAACGATGGCAACGCGTCCAGGTGTTTACGCTAGGAGGCCACGGGAGAACGAATCTCTGAACCACTAGGAAGCCTCCAGTCTTAGAGCCTTTAATTCTTCAAGGCGTTCTGCTCTGCTCTTTTCTTTTTCTTCTCTTCCCACTGAAAGAAAATGCCTTTCGGCTTTATGCCTTTCATTATTGGTTAATTGGTTTATTGGTAGTGTCCCACTAGTGACACAAGTGTCGTCCATAATGACACAAGTGTCGTCCGTATTGACACATGCTTCCGCCGGGATTCGTATGCGCCATTGCTTTACGCCGGTCTGAATGTTGAACCCTTGCGGCTCAAGAATACCGGCGTTGACTAGCACGACGATAGCCCGGCACACGGTCGACCGGCTGCACCCGATACGCTTAGCGATATTGTCCTGCCCCACCTGCGACACGAAGCCATTTACGTGGCAACTTGCAGCAAGGTGAAATAGCACCGCGTGGGCTTTGCCGGGCATCTGTGGAGCCCTGGCGGCGAGTTGTGAGAATGCGCCCGCGTTCATCAGAATGGGATATCGTCAACGGTTGTGATGGGTTGCGGCGTGAACTCGCCCGCGAGAGTGTCCGTCGGCTTATGGTTGACCCGTTCCCCGGAAGGTGGCGCGGCTACGTCTTCGTCAGGATGTTTGAAGTACTCGAAGTTAATCCACGGCCTATCAGGATCTTTACTGGGTTTAATCACGGTATGGACTATTACGCGTGAGCCGTTGCCAAGTTTTTCGGCGGCTTCACCGTGTTCACCCCAGGCTGATCCCCACACCTTCCCGTGTTCATTTGTGTTAACCCCAACGCGGTGATATTTACCCTTAGATTCAATAAAGCAAATAGACCCCGAAAGGCGGCCCGGCTTGATCGCGTTCCCCTTGCCGCCTTCCGAGGTTAACGGCGGCCCTGCGTGACTGTCGTGCAGTTCTAAGGCGTGGAGGAGTGCCCCTTTCCATTTTTCCGCCGGTATTTGGGATTCAATAATTGACTTTAAAAGAGCCTGAGTCGTTATGCTTCGATCGCGGTCCATGCGTGTATTCCTTTTTAAAAAAAGCCAGAGGAGCCGAGGCCACCCGACCCCCCCGGCCGAAACAGGCTACTCTTGAGCCTTGGCAAGTCTATTTCTATGGGTAAATTCACCGTGTCGCGTGATGATCGACCTCATAGCACGTTCACCCGTAACCGGGCACGTACCTACGTGATGAGTTTCGATCAACCCTAGTTTCCTGAGTTCGCCGCATCGCTTATGGGCTGAACGAACTCCAGCGAGTTCCCCCGCGTGGTTGTCTGTCAACGGTAACCCGCCTTCGCGGGTGTGATCGTAGAAAACAGTTAACAGCTTTTGTGCGACGGTTACGCGGCCCGCTCTCGTTGCTGTAAGTTGGGACGATATCGGGTCGGTTTTTCTGGCTGACGGGAAGAGGGTCGCAAACGCTTGTGATAAATAGTCGGTCATGAGCAAGGCTCCAATTTTGGAAAACACTCAGATTTGTCACAAAAAATTACAAGCTCAGCACCCTTGACACACAGAGATTCAACTTCAAAACCTTTTAAATTAATAGGAAAATAAAAACCGTCTTCCTCTGAAACAAATCGCCCACACGACGGACATTTACTTGTAACTTTCACGCGTCACCCCCTAACGCGGGATTTAAGTCGCGTGGTGCCCAGCCGCCGCCCTGGTGATATTGAAGCGGTAAATATTCCTTACCGGTGAGATCCTTCACGAGCTTTTTTATCGTGCTGACGCCGTGGGCTTTTTCCAAAGCGTCCTGAATTGTGAAATGGTTTCGTGCGTGCGAATTTGCAACGCCTATGGCGGCTATTGCGGTGGCGAGATTCTCGCTAATGTCCATACGATTCATATTAAAACCCCTGTTTCAAAGGTAATTAAAAATTTAAACAGGGTTTCGGCTTCAATAAATGCGGTGTTAAATTAGCGTCGGCAATTTAAACAAATCATCCATTATCAGACTTAACCCTGTTTCCGAATCTAATTCATCGGTCTTCGTCTGTCAATTACTTAACTCTAAACGGAAAAATTTTATTTAGCAAGTATTGCCGTTTTTGACATCCGCAACCCTTGCGTTTTTTAATGCCGATAGCGGCAAAGAACTTCGCGAGAACGTCGCCAAGCCCGCGTATCTTTTGCTCTTTTGGCTGCGGGTTGTTTTCTCGAAGCCTTGAAAATTGCTGGCCTGGGGTGATCATGGTATTTGACATCCTTGTGAATTTGGCGATTTTGCCGGGCATGTTGCGTTAAAACAATCATACAAACCGCTCCCACCGCAGCATGCGAGCGTAATATCAGATATTCCATTGCGAATGCTTTGGGAAATAACTTCGGGGATATAGTGCCCTTGTGCGGACCGTAGTTTCGGTAGGTCAAGCGTGCAGGTTGTTCCGCCCGGAGGAACTCTGCATAACGTCGCTTCGTTTTCTTCAACACATTTAAATGTCTGCTGATTATTTACGATGGCCCCGCATCCATAGCGACCCCACGAAAAAAGTAACCCGTTGCATTCAGCAGCGATCGAATCATGAACCCAAGAGCAAAGGCCGGTAGGGCCAAAACCACACCCCGCCGGTGGCCACCCGTGGCCGTCACATGGCCCTACGCCGTTACATGTATCGACCGTGTAACACGTAGGAGATTGACTACTAGGTAATGGAGCCGCCGTCATACAATCGCTAAAAGGCATCCAATTAAAAATTTGTCTGCAAAATGGGAAAAATGAAGACGAATAGCGGGCGATTTGCGGCCACCGCGCGCGGTTGTTTGTTGAGCCTGAGCATTCCCAAGTCCAACCTCCCGGTTGTGCAAAAAAGTATTCTTCAACCGTAGTTAGGCGGCCTTTACCGATTGGGTTTGAAAAAAAAGATAAAAGTTGTTTGTTTGGTTCACCCTCTGGTCTTCCCCAGTCCTGAAGATTCAAAATACCGACGGTCTCAAGCGCGTTAGTTTCTGCAGGTGTTAACGTTTCCCCTTTGTAAATTTTAATCAATAAAGTTTCATTTCCCCCGCGTCCTAAAATGCTATTTAAAGGTTTCGCATACGTCCACATTATCGAATGCGAAAACAGTGGGGTCTTAGAACATCCGAACGCCCACCGTTGCGGGATACTACAAGAGCCAGGGTTTCCGCTTGGAAGACTAGTTGCTGAGTCTAGGTACCACCATTTCTCACGGCCCATAACGCAAACGAGCGTTTCGGCTAAGTGCCGTCCTGTGACTTTTTGTAAAGATTGCGTTTTCGGGTTAAAGATCCAGTGGTCAAAATATCTCTTTTGGTTGTACGAGCTAATTTTGTCTAACCATTTATATCTATAGCCGACATCCATAGCCACTAATTCAGACTCACATATTTTTGGAGGTATTGTTCCCGTCTGCATTAGTTGTTCTTGTGCCTTGGTGCAGTATCTCTTAGAAGATGAACCAGGATTCGGCCAAATGTGAGTTGAGGAACAGCCTACACTTGAACCAGCGTAACCGTTAGAAAAACAGTTAAAATCATTAGCTCCCGATTGTGCGTCGTATCCCGTGCAGGCGTCAACCCCACTAGGTTTAAGAGGCCAAAGCAACCACGGCTGTGCGCTTACGCCGCCGCCGGGAGTTCCCCACTCAAACAACCCCGCGCCGGAATCATAAACATACGGAAAGTCTTCGCCGTCTTGCGGGCTGCCGGTTGCGCCTTCGGCCTCTTCTGTACCGCTGAAATGCTTGTACCGCGCGGTGATTGGGAACTCTAGCGGGCGTGATATTCCATATCGATACGTTCCCACACATTCGCATTCTGGCGGCCCTAAGTTGTTAATTATGCTAACCGTTTGGTCCATGTACGAATTAGCTGGACGCGGCCGAACTAGATATAGTTCGTCGCGAATATCACTTATACATTGCTGGGCCTCATTTTCTTCAGGCCATCTATAATCCCAAATACAACCAACTTTTGACCCAGTAGTGCAGCAACACGCCCAAGCGTTCATTTTTTCACCGCCTCTAAAAGTTCTTTCTCTCTTTTTCGCGTGCCTGGCGTTGGTATAAATAGCCCGCCTAGTAAACCCAGGCCAGTAGCAACCGCTGCGGGCGCTCCGAGAGTATCGGCGGCGGATTGTGCGAACCCTATAAGGCGGGCGCTAGAATCGTCGGCTTGGTTCGCTAACTCGTCCAGGGTTGCGGCTTCGTTACGTGCGACCGTTGCTGCGGCTCTCATTTGATCGCTAGACGCTACGCCGTCACTAATAGAGCTAAATCCATTAACGCGGGCGCAACCAACCATGAATATCATTCCGATTGTGGTAGCTATTACTGCAAAAATAACTATCCAGTCACATAGTTTTTCTGTTTTGGTGTTCATTTTTCCTCCTTCGGAAGATTTTTTACAATGCTTAGTATGCGGTTGTCTGCGTTGTCTACCTTTGACAGTATGTAGTCAACGTCACGCCGTAATTGTTTGTAATCTCTTGACGCGGATTCTTTTAAGTTCTCAACCTCTTTTTCTGTTGAACTCACGCGGTGGCTCATCTTCCAGAAAAACGCGAAGATACCTAGTACGCCGGTAAACGCTGCGCCCATAGCTATCTCAAATATATTTTTTTGGCTCTCTTCCATCAATCCCCCGCTTCCTCATCCTCTTCAGATTCTACCACTATGCGGTCGTACAACTCACCCGCTAAACCCTCGCAGGCGTGGCGGTTTCCATACGCTGAAATGAACGTATGCGTAACGTTTTTTGATACTGAACTCCAGGCGATCACGACCGCATCAGCGCCGCCGTTTTCAATGGCAACGCTTACTATGTCTCGCATTACCTTTTCATTTTTTTCGTTTTGCATACCGCCCCCGCTTGTATTTTTTACTGCCTAAATCCATGGCGATCCAGTGCGGCTGACGGCCCTCGATTACTACACCGCACCCTAGTAATGGTTTTTTTACTAGGTGGCGACCGTAACGCATTGCGGGATGTTCAATGTCAGCTAGGCATCCAACGTCCATTCCAAAGATACGCCGGTCTGGCCCTGCGGCCCAGTGACAACCAGCGACGGAATGAACGTGACCAACGACGGTTGAAACCATCGCGGCGCGTGCGGCGTTTAGGGCTGGCGTGGCTCCGCCTAGCCCGGTTCCATGATGGTAATGTACGCCGTCAATAGTCGTATCCCGTACCCAGTTCCAGCCGGGTGTTTTCCATATTTCTGCGTACTCTTTTATAAACTTCGCCGGAATACGAACAGTAGAAGCTAAACGCGTTATACGTTCGTCGTGGTTTCCTATGGTTACGGTTGCTTTTGGGAACGCCTTATACCAACGCTGAACGCCCTTAAAGGCTTCCGCGTGTTCTGCGGTTGGCCCGTGGGCGTCTGGCTCTGACGCGTGAAAAGAAATTGAATGCCAGTCGAGTACGTCACCAATAAACACTACGCGGTTACACTTGTATTCTCGCTTGACATCTTTAACGAATTGCAACGCGGCGGGATGCGTTGCCGGTTCGTGTAGATCGGGTATGACTAAAACCCGAGACATTCAGCACGTACCCTGGATAACGTTTTGAAGGCTAAAGACAATGACACCTGTAGCGACTGAGCCGGGCGCGGGAGCTTTCCAAGCCATCACGAACGTATCATTAGCAATAGGGGCAAGGGCAAAACCGGTCGGTAAATTGCTGACGGGTTGGCCTTGAATATTCGTCGAAGTGTTACAAAACTCAGCAAGGTTCACGGCGCGGTTTGCTGGTTCGGAACCTGTCGAAGTTGTCCAGGTGTTCGTAACGTGTGAGGCCGTTACGTAATCAGTGAAGGAAACCGTTTCGAGTTCATAAAGCCATCGGTTAATATTTCCCGCCATTGCTGTAGAACTCACTACCCGGCAAACTGTCGGACCCGTCCAAGAGTTGGGCTGTTCTGGATTTTGCCACGGTTCTATTTTCGTGGCTTCTTGCGTATCTACTAACGCGTTCAAAACGTCGGCAGTCAACGCACCTACGCCGCTTCGAAATGTAGGTAGATGGCTCACGCGCCACACCCAAACGATTCAAGGTAGTCCCATTCATAATCGGTAAAATTCCAGAATGTCTGCGACCATTGGAAGGCGTCCATGTATGGCTGATTTGCATAAATTTCCATAGCTTGCATCCCGCGAATTCCTTCGGGATCTTCAACGGTTTTAAAATCTCCCTGAGCTACCATCGGTATGAATTGCGTTGTATGTTTTTGCTCATCGTATAAAAATGAGTATTGATAAAGCTTGAATTCATGGTGCAGCGGTAACGCTCCTAAACTTGTACACCTCATCGTTCCCTTATCGAATCCGAGCATAGAATCGGTATTCCTTGCCCCGGTTACGTTTCGACTGGTTCCGATACAAATACGATTTTCACCTGTGGCCGGTGTTTGTAAATCGCCTAAATAATAATTTCCGTTCCAGTCGAGAATTGGCCAGCGGCGAATATGTTCAATCGTGACAACCATTTGATCTATTTGAATGTTGGCGGGTTTTCCAGCGAAGTCGATCATCTTTCCGCCTAGTTCACCGTTATAAGCGTCCCAGTCGAAAACGTTTGGTGTAACGCTTGTGTCTACTTCTATATCGCCGGGAATATTAAGAGCGCCGGTAGAATCCGCAATCCGGAACCCTGGCCGCATGGCTACTTGAGAATTAAAATGAACTCGAATAGGTGGCGCGCCGGTGGTCATAGTTTGATAAATACCGCCGCCATATTGTCTACCCATTGTTGAAATTTCTATTTCAACTAAAAAGCATTTCTCTTTGTCTGGATGTGGAGTTATGTCCAACCTTCTGCACAAAGCGTGTCCAAGCGTTGTATACCTTCCTTGAGTTTCCCATGTTCCGCCAATTTGTTTATGATCGTATGGCATTCCCGGAGCAGCGCGTATACCGTCATAAGCGTTTACCGAAATCATGTCATACAAATATTCTGCATTGTTAATTGGCAATGCACTGCACGAAGCATCAATTAACACTAAATCTTTTTGAATTAATGGTTCGAAAACCGAATCCGGAACCTCGGCGGAACTTCGCAAAACTTGCCACTTATAGAGCGATGCTTCGTTCATTGTGGTACTCCGTTAACCATTGTTCTATTTAGTTGTTTTAATTGACCGACTATCTCTCCACCTTTTCCGGCTGCGGCTTCGGCTTGCATTGCTTTAAGTTGTCCGCGTGTTATGCCTTGGGCTAATTGCTCTTGCTTTGCTTCAAATTCTCCGCCAAAAAATTTAGCCAGAACATCAATCATTTCCTTAAGTTCTTTGTACCCGTCTGCGAAGGCATTTCCTATTGTTGACCAAACTTCAGAATCATTTAAATATTCCATTAGCGCTCTTACATCATCTAAAATTAAAGACCAAATTTCCCCAAAGCCTTGGCCGATATTCATAGAAGTCTTTTGCCATTCTGCACCCAATAAAGCGGCTGATCTTGCAGCGTCTCCAGAAAATTTCGTTGCTAAAACTAGTGAACCGCCAATAGCCGCCGCGGGTGCTAATGCTAAACCAAACATTGCACCCATCCGCCCAACTGAATCTCCAACGCCGCGAACAGTCTTTTTAACGCGGCGCATTTTTTGATTAAACTTTTGATCTTTGGCGGTTACTCGTACGAATAGGTCACCGATTGTCGTAGCCATTTCCCAACACCTTCCTGGCGGCTTCTATGTTTGCCGCATTCGCCTGGTCTTTTTCCCACTTCGCCAACTCCGCCCATAACCGCAATTCCGCCGCCGTCATATCTTTTAGGAGCGCGCCGACTGTCATTCCTAACCGCTCGGCTAGTTTCATAATTCCAGCGCGCTCCGGTGTTATTCCAACGGTTCAGAAGTCCCGTTTATTTTTCCGCATTCATCTGCAAGAATCGCCAACGCCTTAGGGCTTAGATTTTCCGCTTCGCTTGCTGTGATCGGTGGATTTTTAACCGTTGCAGATATGACGCGAAATACGCTAACCTCTCCCGCATCATCGACGCACGCGGCAAGCTGTCCCGCCGTTATGGTTTGCAATTCAACGTCTAACCCTTCGACGTTTACAACGGTTGTACGTTGCTGCATCAAGTCTGCCCAGCTAGTCATATTAAGCCACCCGGAAAGTAAGAGTAACTGCGATTACACCGTCAAGCTCTGCGGAGTAACTCGCCCCGATAAAGTGAACGTCTAACGAAAAAAGATCGACAACCCCGGCGGGGTCTGCGTTGCAATCGTCTACCTTTAATTTCAAATTCCTGGACGCGCAGTTGTCGCGGCCGGTTTCCCATGCGGCTATGGCTGCGGTTGTTAATTTTGTATCTGTTGTTGTGGTTGTGTCATCGATATGGGCTTCAACTGTTATTTCTTGCGGCCCTTTGAATCCAGGGATAAAAGTTCGTTGAGTAGATAGGCTGCCGGTGGTGTCGATCTGTTCGACTTGGCCCCCGTCAACGCTCCAGGATTGAACGCCGAAGGTAGTTGTGTCTCCTGCGGTGTTATAAGTAAACACGGCGGACCCGCCGTTAATAGTGATAGCCATTTAGATAGCCCCCCCGTGTGAGATGTTAAAAGTAATAGTAACGCGGTACACCTGGTCTTGCGTACCGTCAAAAGGTGAATCAGCGTCGTGAGAAACCGAAACAGGCGAGACCATCGAAATACAATCTTCGGCCCCGCTACCGTTCCAGCCTGATAGCTGTTCAATAATTAACTTAGCGATTGCGTCCGCTTCGTCATATTCGCGGTCTATTGCGATCACTGATACAGACGACTGGCCACGGTCTACCGTTCCTAGTGAACTTGTAAAAATTTCTGTATTGTCTATCGAATAAACGATTGACGGAAAAATGTCCGCCGAGTTACGGACATAAGGCGAGACACGCGGGGAAGACCCGCCGACCTTAGCGGTAATTTTATTATCCGCGATAATTCTATTTCTAAGATCACTGCTTAAACTCATCGCCAGGGGTCTCCTAACAAAGATTCTAAGGCTTTCATTGATACAGTCCCATTTTTAGAATTTGCGACCATATCAAATGAAAAACCTAACGCTTTAATAAAAGCCTTTTGTGCTTTTCTTTTTTTTCTTCTGAATGCTACCGCTCGAAGGTTCCAAGCGGGAACTTTTCCGCCGCCGTTTGTAGCGTGGCCGCGTTCAAGCCATCGGCCTATGTGCATGGCTCCGCGTGCGAAATTTAATGAAGAAACAAATTTTAAAATCCCGTAGCCGTCAGAAGTCTTATATTTAAAACCGCTTTTGATCGCTATGCTTTTACGAAACCCTTTTTTTCGTGGCGGCGTTTTATAGTTGGCCTTTAGATAAAGTCGGGATGTTTCTTTGTCTATTAACCTAGTTGAGTAAACCCCGGCCGCGTGTAACGCTCTGCGGGCTGGGTATTTCTCTAGCGTCCCTAGTTTTTTCATTAGGTCGCGAGCCTCCACCTCTAGCTTTACAGAGTTCCCCGCTGTTCCATGTTTAAAAATTCGCTGGTTCATAGATCCGCTATCTCGCATTCTAGGAACGTGGCGACGTTTAAACGGTCGTGTGTAATGGCTACAACCTCTAGCGTTTGACCTTCAAACAATACGCGGCTTGTAAACTCTACGTCTGTGCGGTGTCGGATTGTAATTTTAAACGTGGCCATTCCTGCGGCTTGAATGTAGCCTGATGAATTTTTTGAACTGTTGCGGTTTTCTACGTTCGCCCAAACTTCCGCCGTAGTGCTATAAGAATATTCCGCCTGTCCGGCTGAGTTGACCGTGGCGGTAGCCTCTTGAATAGTTATGCGGTGACGTAGTTTTCCCGCGTCCATTTCATAACCTCGCCAAGGTTATAGATCGGGCCATCATCTCTAACGCGTGCGGAACCTCTTTTACGTTGTCAGTCGAAACGCTTTCGCGGTGAGAGTACCAGGTACTAGCCAATAGCTTGATCATAATTTTAAGCTCATCGGTGTATACGCTTTCGGCTTGTGCAGTCCATCGAACACGGAAAACGGATGCGGTAACATTTTCGCCGATTATTACGTGTGTTATGCCTTGGGTTTTATCTACTCTGTAATCAGTTAACGCGGTTTCTGTTCCATCGTCGGCAACCGTTACAACTGCATCAACCGTAGTTACTGCTGACATTTCAAGCGGTATTATGAAATTACGCGTTTCAATTTGCCACGATGACGGGTTGACGGTTTGGCGTACCGCCGACTCTACCCAGCGTTGTGCGGTTCGTCCGAAAGCTTCAATTTCATCGTTTTCGTCGTTGTTTTCGACGCGCATGTGTGCTTTTAGTTGTGCGATAGTCAACGCCGGCGCGCCTGGACTAGTACAAGTGAGCATAAAAACCCCCGTTAAAAAAAAAGGAATCCGGGGGGTTCCCCCCCCGGTCCCCGTGTGTCAAGCATGGAGAAGGTAAGAAACGCCTTCGCCTTGTGTGAGGAAGCGTGCATCTGATCGCATGGATGAGATGTAGGCAACCTTTCCGGAGCCGCTGTGCGTATATGGATCAAAGAACGAACGATACGCGCCACGGTCTGCAACGCGGTAGGTTCCTCCCGAAACATAAGTAGCAAGTACATCTCCGGTACTGTCGGCGGTTGGTGCTTCGCTAGTCACAAAAACAGGATCGCCAAACAGTGAACCCATTTCAAGTCCACGAGCGCCTGAGCTGTCAAAGTTGGGTTGGAAAATTGGTCTTCCATTATCATCCGTCATGCCAAGCAACTCGGCATAAAACGCTTGACCCATAATCCAGTTACCGCCAGCATTCCAATATTGTGCGGGAACGTCTGCAATTTTCGCATTAACTAAAGATTGCACTTTTGTTCCGGCGTCCGTAGTTACATAGGTTTCGGTTGTTGCTAAATTGTTGGGAGCTGCACCCCATCCGGCTAGTGTATATTGATTAGGCGAAACCATTAGACCTTCGGTTCTATCTCCCGCAGTAGAATCAAACGCAGTAGAGGTACAATATTGAGATTCCCAGAATAGCCCGTGACCCTCGGCCTGCTGAAGTAAAACTTCCTGGACAATATCGGGGCGACTGTCTGCGATAATTTCATCAGTGAGATGGGTTTGAACTTTTGAAGACAATCCCAAGAACTTATTAACGCGGCGGAAGGTTGGCTCACTGTTAGTGATAGAAGCACCTTCGGCAACGAGGCCAACGGTCATACGTGCGTTGACTGCGGACAACTCTGTGTCGTTTTCGTAGTTGACTACAGATACAGCAGGCATTTGGCGAACTGCTGAAACTGCGGCACGCTTGCGGATCATTTCATCAGCTAGAACGGTAGGGATCACTGAGGAATCGTCGCCAGTGTTGAGCGCCCGCTCTTGCTTTCCTGCCGATTGGAACCACCGCATAAAGGAATCGAGTTCAGAACCGTCATTCATTCGACCGGCTCCAGCGATTTCAATGGTTGGTCGTGCAAGCGCTCGCTCAGCGTTTGCTTTCATTGCTTCGGTTTTGTTTTCGATTTCTAAATCTAACGCAGTGATTTCCGCGTCAAGTTCTTCGGCTCGCTTGAAATCAGCGTCCGAAATTTCTTCATTGTTCATGATTGCGGCAACCTCAGCGGCTGCTGCGCTTCTCTTTTCTCGAATAGAATCAGCCATTGGAGGCTACCCCCGTTAACGTCGCGTCCGGGTATGCCGGGTTCACGACCAAAGACAACTCAACAAGCTCCGCAGTCCGAACCATTCGAACCGGCGGTGTTGAGTTAGTAATCCACTTGTCCTGCTTCATTCTGAACCCGACAGAAGCTCCAGGAAGATCGCCGCGTGTTAATGCGTCGATGAGTTCTGGTCGGCTTCCGCTGATATCCGCTTCAAACATTAAACCCTCGCGAGTCTCTGAAAATCTAAGAGTTCCAGATCCTACGCGGGCTATAGGTATTTGCTGCGGATCATGTCCGACGTACAAGGCCACGCTATCGGGAATTTTTCCGAACGCCCCACGCTCAAACATTTCAAAATATGGCCCCGTGTTCAAGTCTCGTAGCTCCCCGGACCTTGAGTTGTAAGGTACTGCGACCCCCTGAAGGGTTGCGCCGTCCATGCGTGTCGTGGCGTACCTTCGCTGAATTCCCTCGCTACTCATTGTCCTGCACCCCCGCATTTTCCACCGGCTCCGAGTTCTCTACGCTGTCACCCCCGGCGGCGGGTGAGAGGTTCATAGCTCGGCGTGCCTCGTTCTTTGTAAGAATTCCAGCATTGACACCGGCCACGTATGCATTCAGTTGTTCGGTCATTCCTGGCCGTAGTACTCGAGAGAAATCGAAAACGAGTTCACCGGCGGGAAGTATCTTCGAGAATTCGGCGGATACCTTCGCCGCTATTGGATCAAGTGCGGACGATACGTACGCGGCGTATTCGTCGCTTAATGTTGAGTATTTCACGTCGTGGCGGTTAGCTAGTAGGGACGCGGGTACGCCGGTTAGCCTAGCCACGTCGTCGACGCTATACCGGCGGGCTGATTCAAAGTCCGAATCCACTACGGACGGATTGACCTCTTTAAGATCCATGTTCTCGGGTAGTACCATCACGCTCCCGGCCTTGCCCGCGCCGGTAGAATTTAGGCGGTACGATTGCTTGATGTTGTTAAGGGTGTTGGAATTAACTTTTCCGGGTATTTTGATCGCTAATCTAGGACGGCCAAGGTTCTGTATCACTGTTACCGCTGTCGTTGCTTGCTCTTGCATTTGTTGCACTGAGCCGTTGCATTGCCGCCACGGAGACGTACCGTCCAGCCACCACCCGCCAGGGTTCTCCAGCTTGAAGTGTAGAACTTCCGACGGTTGCAGATTCTCGCTAACACCGCTAACGCGGTACTGAACGTTTCGCATTCCGTCGGTTTGTTCCATGTTCCATTGTCCATTGGGAACAGGGTTCAACGCGATAACGTCCCCGCGTCCGTCTCGAATGATTACGGCTAATGAGCTACCCCGGCTCATCATTTCAAACATCATAAACGTAAAGAACTGGTTTCCGTTGTACGTTGCGTGCGGGTTTCGAAGTAGATCCAAGAACGGCGAATCCTGGATAAACTCATCGCCGAGTTGAATAGACCGCGTTGCTCTGGCGATATCTCTAGCGATCATCGAACACGCACGGTATGCCGGTGCTAGTTTTATCGCGGCGGTGTCTGACACGGAGAGCGTGCCATCACCGAAAGCGGCTAAACTTGCTTCGTACGTGCTTTCAGGATTCCAACGCTTGAAAATGCGGTCTAGTCCGAGCATGGACCCCCCCCGGTTTATGAGCGTATTGTACCACAGAATGCAAGAAAAAAATTAGAAAAATCAGAAAATCATTGGTCCCGCGTCCGTATCAAATACTGATCGCTCCGAATTGTCTTCCGTATGTGCGGCCACTGCGAGAACGCAACTAATAAGCGGATCTATCGACCCGGTAGATTTTTGCTTTATAAGGCGAATATTTCCGTTCATGTCTTCAGTTCTAGCGGCGCAACTCGCGGCGAAGATTAGCAGAGGATCAGGCTGAACCTGTAAACGTGCCCTAAATTTTTCATTACAGGCGAGCCACTTTTGCAGGCGAGACGTGGCCCCGGACCAGTCCCGCCCGTGCTGCGGCTGTGGTGACCATGGGAAGTCCTCTTCTAGTAGCTCTTGAATCGCGTCATCATCTGGCCCTGACCAGTCATCATATTTTAACATTCTGAGATTTACATGATTCTGTAACCAGTCCAACCGGCCCGAAACGGCGGCGTAATCTATTCGCGGCCCCTCTGCTACGTTGACGTGTGGAAGATCCTTCCAGCCTTCGAGGTTTGGGCCGTACGCGTAGAACTTTGAACGCTTGCCAGGATTTGGTAAGAAGTGCCAGGAGAATAAAACAAGCTGACCGTTCACGTCTGATATTGCGCTTATGCTGGTCATGTCTCCGCTCTTGCTCATATCAATCCCGGCCCAGGTATCCCGCCCCCGTAGTATTTCCAGCGACATATCTACGCTCGCCTGTTCAATCCATTCCGTGGGCAACCAGTCCCCCCCGCCGCTAGTCGTGAATCTACAACAGTGACGAATTTCAAATTCTGCAAGCGTGTCCTGTGCTTGATCTCTTGCAAGTTGTTCCTCGTAATCTTTGAGGGTTTTTAAACCGGCGTCGAATCCTGGGGGGTACGCTTTAGACCATACGCGTCGCCTCTCTTCTGGCGTTTCTCCTCCCTCGATTGGATCATCATCATCAATGCCCCACGGCAAAAACAGGGTATCCGTCCGGCCATCCTTCACGGCCTGAATCCATCCCGATCGGCGGAGGTTGTACGGTCCCGCCTGTAGCTTCGCCGGTGGCGGCGTTGTAATTGAACACATGAACGCTCCGGCCTGCTTGCTGGTTCCTTGTTCTATTGCTGAGAGGAAGTCATCACCACCTACGGCGGTTTCTCCTAGCTCATCGCAAAAGGCTATCCCGTTTAACCCTTGTAGAGCCTTGCCGGTAGTCGCCCTGAAACTGATAGCCGACTGGGTGCTTTCACACTTGGCGGACGCGTTAGAGCTAGTCGTGCTAGATACCTTTAATACCTCATCCAATGCGGGCGACTCTCTGAGCATCGTATGAATTGCGGATATCCAAACGTCTCCAAGTTGCCGCATCCCCTGAGCGGTGACGGTGATTTGCTGGTACTCGATATTGACTAGGCGGTATATACCCCATGCCAACGACGCGGCGGTTTTTCCGCTTCCCCTGGCGGCCTCTGCGGCTACTACTCGGTAGCGAACTGCGGCGGGGTTTTCTTCCCGTCTCCAGTTCTCAGCCTGACCGATTAGGAAGCATTGCCACGGTAGGAACTCGAAGGGACGCGGCTCCCCGTGGACGGTCATTTTTACGTGTTCAAAACACCAGTCGTATATCTCTGCGAATATCTCCGGGCGATAGATCAACCCTTCCGGCGGGTTCTTTATTTCGTCCAGGAATCTTACCGCCGCCGCCGTAATACTTTTGTTAGCTGGAGTCGTTCCGTCGATGACTGAACGTGCGTATTTTTTTGCGTGGTCGGTCATGTTTGTTTTTTCGTGTAAAAAAGGCGG